ATATAGAACTGAGCAGCCATCAAGCCAGAACCGCAATATGCAGTACGAGTTTGATCACCGCCGCCCGAACGCCAAATACTTTGGGTGGTAGAAAGAGCCATTTGAATTTTCCCTCATGCGGTTAGGTACGTCGATCTGCATGAAGTCAGCCGGGACTGTTCGACGCACCGGTATTCCCGGTATTACCGCTTTTATACTAGGGGGCAGGCGGGGAGTCAAGCAGCTTGTTCGACTTTTTCAGGTTCTCTTCTTGGGTCATGATCTTTAAGTTTGATAACACGTGTAGCCCACAAATCGTTTCTCCGTGTAAAGGATAATCGTGGTCAACCACGTAGCGTTCTCCGGTCAATTTGGTTAGCTCTATAGCTTTCAAATACAGTTTTCGTATTGCTAACTTCTCTTCTTTAGTAACCCACTTGGGGGTGGCATTGCGATGGCGGCGCTTACGGGCGCTAGTTAAGGCTTTGTAGACCTCTGGGTTCTCTTGCTTATGCTTATTACGGTGTCTGCGTTTTTCTTCAGGTGGGCGAGCATTAGCACGGGCTTTTACTACCGCTTTGTTCTTCTCATAATAGCGTTTACCCGCCGCCTTTGACGCTTCTGATTTTGGCTTTTCACTGCGTTTCTTATTGTCAAACGTCCAGTCTTCTTTCATGCACTCCACACATGCACCTTTGGTTTTTCGCAAGGTGGTGTGCCCACGAGTGCAAGGCTTACCTGTGTAGTAATACTTGGCACCGGTTGCTTTGGCAGTTGCCCGATCAGTGGGGTATTGAGAGTAGTCCATATTATCCTCCTGTCATATGACACGAGTAATGATAATCGAACTTCAGAAAAAGAACAAGGGGGCCGAAGCCCCCTTGAGATACCGCATAAATACTAGCTTATGCGCCCTGCGAACCGAACATACCAAGCGGATCGCTGAAGCCGAACGAATATCTCTCGCGCGCCTTGTATCTAACATTCCCTGTATCGAAGTCACCATCCATTGACTGTGCCAGCGGGGTACGAACAAAGTGCTTCATACCGTTTGGAACGTCAGTGGTCAGGAACCATGCGTTGTTATCGGTCAGCCAGTGGTTAATTGCGTAACCTTCTGGGATCGAACCGTTGTTCTTCAGCGCGTTGATGTCGTTGTCGTTGGTGCCAACGCGGAGGCTGGTTTCCAACAGACGAGTCGCAACGAACTGTAGTGACGGTGGGATAACAAGCTTACGTGGCTTAGCTGCGATCAGCAGGCCGCGTTCGTCAGTCCATGCTGCGATTTGAATCACAGCGTTTTCCAACGAAGTTTCGTTCAGGTCAGCAGGAGTTGTCGGGATGTTTGAGTTAACACCGCCGCCCACCAATGGGTGGTTTGCCGAGAACAGTGCCTGACCGTCACCGCCAGCATACGACGAGTTGAAGCCGTTGTTCAGCACTGCTGCGGCCTTAACTTGCTTGGTGTATGCCATCGAACGAGCCAGCGCCTTGGTATAACGAGCCGACAGGCTGTCATACAGGTTATCTTCAATCGCTTCTTCAGTGATCGAGAAACCTTGGGCGATGGTTTCGTGGTTGTATCGAGCAGTCCATGCTTCCTGACCGTTGTCGTACGCGATTGCAGAACCTTCGTTCTTAACCGGTGCGGCAGAGAAGCCAGACAGCTTGGTTTCTTCTTCGAACGAACGCTCGGAAGTCTCGGTTTCGTAGATTTCCTTGTGTTCTTCGCCGTAACGAGCGTACTCCAGACCGAACAATGCGTTCAAGCCGGGGAGCAGCTCTTTCAGTAGTTGTGCGCGTGAAATAGCCATGATTTAGCTCCCTTATACGTTGGCAGTGCCGGTCGGATTGAGATACTGATGACCACCCGTCACAGTTACCGTAGTAGTGTAGACAAGCGGATCGCCCGTAGCCGTTGTGGTAGCTGCCATGTACGGAGCGTTCCACTTAACGATTACTTCACTGTAGTTGCCGTTGGCATCGACGGTCTCAGGAACGAGATCAACGACACGGAACGGTAGTGAAGCGGCGGTATTCGAACCGGAATCGTAGGCACCAATATTCGAGTTACCCGAAATAGTGCTGTTCGAAGCTGGCTGCGAAATTGCCATATTGTTACCCAAAATCAGGTTGTCAATTGGTGTGATGGTGGTCGAAGTTGCGCCGCCAGTCACAGCAACCTTAAACAACTGATCAGGATCATCGGATACATACGCCAGAATGTCCGAAGCGACAACACTACCGGGGTAGTAGTTGGCAAACAGTTTCTGACCCGTCGATGGGTTAGTGTAGCTGCACCCAAGGAAAACACCGACAACACCGGTCGCGGAAACAGTAGTAGTACCTGTCTCTTTGACAATGAAGCCAGACGATAGGCGAACGATGTCGCCGTTGTAGATCGCACCAGCAGTGTTGCTGGCAATCGGGAGTTCACGAGTTTGGCCCGCGAACACCTGACCGCCGATCAGATTGATCGGTTTTAGCCCGTAGGGGGCATTTACAGTCGGATAAGCCATTTTAGCTCCTAGTTAATAAAAAGCTACTTATTACCTTTACCAAAGGTTGTCGTAGACTTCCGTTCATTGAACAGCGGCATACGAGCATCGCTCTGGCGCATCAGTGTGTTATCAACCGATTGCTCCTGCTTCGACGCTTGGTCGTTGTAGTAAGCATTACGTGCTTGCACGGTTTCTGTCGGCTGCTTACACAACAGCAGTCCACCAATTTCGACATTCCCCGACGCATTTCCGGGGATCATTAGTTCAGGATGGTCTTCCGCTTTTACCGGTACCCAGCCTTCACGCATACGCATGGCGACGTTTTGGGCGTAGGTCTGACCGTTAACTGCTGTAGCAATCCAACGGAAATTCCAACCGGGTTCAGGGGTCGGATCAGGCAGCATCGACGGTGGGGTATAGACCGCACGTGCTGTCTTTTCACGGGTAACCAAATCACGAGGGGTACGATTTTCAGCCATTTCTTGCCTCCAGTTTTGCTACTTCAGCAGCATATTGCTGCGGGGTTAGTCCATACTTTTTCGCCAGATCGTATTGTCTCTGGGTAAGCTGGATTGTCTTCTTACCAGTCGAACGACTAGCAGGTGCGACGACCGTAGTAGGTTTGGCTGGAGCTTCCTGCTGACTTGCAGGCTCAGATTTTGGCGTATCCGTCGCGCCGAACAATTCGGGGAACGTCTTTCGCATGCGCCCGTCGATTTGGGCGAAGTAATCATCAGTGCGTGGGTCTATGCCCGCGTTGACTAGCTTGTGATGCAGCCCTAGTGCGTAGCTGGTGTATTCTTCGAACCCCGGTTGACCGTACCACTGGTTTTTTGCCTGCCAGCGCAGCGTCTTCTCGTCCGGTTGAACCGTTTCGGGTTGCGATGGTGCTCTTTGTACAACAGGTTCATCCTCTTGTAAAGGGGCGGGCCTATAATTTTTAACTTGGTCGAATCTAACCTTTGCCTCCATCAGCGCTTCTTGGGCGGCAATAATGGCATCTGTGTCAAACGATTCCTGCGCATCTTTCAGACTACGCCGTGCAGCAACCAACTGGGCTTCTGCTTCTCGTGTTGCTGTAGACGCATAAATCTCTTGTCCGTAGTTGACCGTCTGCTTGAGCTTTTTGTTCTCTTCAGACAGGTACTCCAAAAGCCGGTCCATCTCTTGCTTTTCTCGCAAGAGTTCTTCTTTACGGCGGCGCTCGTCGTGACGGGCATGCGTTAGCTCTTTGATACGCGCCTGCACCTTGTCCGAGTAGTTCTCAATCTCGTCGTCGGTCGGATCGGCGACTTCTTTGTCTAAAGGTTTGCGACCTCTGTCCCTATCCGGCGTATCATCAATTAATTCAATTTCGACATCATCGCCAGCAGCGATTCTTGTTTTTTCCTGTACTGCCGTACTTTCCTGCTGTTCCTCCTCATCGGGGAACCGGAACTCTTCGCCCTTGAACTCAGACATAACTTTCTCCTGTTAAGCGCGTGCGTAACCACGCGGGTCTTCAACGACACCTTCCACCTGATCGTCATTGATCATGCGGAACTCTCTGCCGTGAATGGTGAATCGCGTACCGGAGTACGTGCGAACCAGCACAAAATCGCCCTCTTCACACCAAGGGCCGCTGGGAAACTTGTTAGTATCTTTGTAAGCATCTGGACCGATTGCAACGACAAAAAGAACGGTCGTTGTCTGTTCCTCGATCCGTTGCGATACTGCCGCTTTGACAAGCACCGAATCGTCAAACGTGTCTTCCGCAGGCGGTACTGCACACAAAAGCTTCCACCCTTTTGGTTTGGGTAGCTGCCGTGCTTTAGCATCGTCTCCCGGCGCTTCAACAGACTCGTCTTTTAGTTCAGTTTCGTTTTCAATTAAGTCTTTTAAGTATTTCGGCAGGATTAACTCACTCATCGCCTTCTTCTCCTTTGCGTATTGCTTCAACAAGGTCAAGTAATAACCGCTCCGCAAGGGCTAGACCTTGAATCATCCCGCAGAGTTTTTGATAAGCTGCAAAATCCTGACACACGCCAGTGGCCACGTCATCAGCATAGTTGTTCATTTCAATGCGTAGCTTCTCGCGCAGTACGCTTGCGAAGTCGTTGCTCATTTATTCTCCTTTTGGTTTTGCCTCGTTCTTCTTAAACGCCGCCATGTGTTTTAGTGCGGCTTGTTTTCTTTGAAGGTCTGCTTGCTCTTTAGCCTTGGCCGTATCAATGCCCATGCGCACACCTTCTGCCGTTTGCTTGGCTTCAAGGGTTGCCTGCTGGTGTTTGATGTTCGCGCCGACTTTCATAGCTTCCAACTGCTGACGACCGTCGATCTCTTGTTTGCGAAGATCGAGTTCTTCTGTTTTGGCCGCAGCGTCGATTTGCATTTGCTTTTCTTTGATCTCCAACTCTTTGGCGCGAAGCTGTAGTTCTTGCATCTGCATTTGCACAATCGGGTCTTGCATCTGCTGCTGTGCTTGTTGTTGTGCAGCGGCGGCTTGGTTCTGTTGCAACACTTGTTGTGCTGCTTGGGCCATCATCTGCGACAAGGCCAACTCGTACTGCGGTGGCAACTTCTCGTCTTCCGGCGGCAGTGCAACACCCATCTGCTCTTCGATCTTCTGGCGATATAAGAACCCAACGTGCTCAGAGATGTGTGCTGCCATCGCTGCTTGCATTTGTTGCGCTTGCGGATTTTGCCCAATTAACTGCGCCATCATCGGGTCCTGCATTGCTGCCATGTGAACCTGAATATGCGCCTGATGATCTTGGTAGAAGAACGCTTTTACGGGCTCTAACTTCAACACCGCCATATTTTCTGTCACAGGATCGCGTGGTTTCTGATCGTCTGGCAGCGGCACCATTTTTTCTGCGTTTTTAATACCCAACACCTCCAACATCTGACGATGCAGGAACGGCATGTCATAAATCTGTGGTGCGCCTTGGGCTAACTGAAGAACGGCTTGGTACTGAACAACGCGCTGAGACAGCGTAGCTGCGTTAGGGTCGCTAACGGGAATTAAGTCCACCAGATCGTAGTCTTCACGTTTGGCCTTCTTCGTGCCGTACTCTGGTGTGTATTCGTAATCCGGATCGGTGTAGTCGCGGATAATGTTTTTCAACAGCTTGAACTCGCGCTTTAGTGTGCTGTGCACACGCGCTTGTACGGCTGTCATCACTTTAAGTTGCCGCTCTAATATAGCCAGCGTAGAACCTACTGGCGAGTTGGCCGACATATCCGAGACCTGCAAGTCTGCCGTTGCAGCAAACCTACGACCTTCATCGACGATCTTATCGAGTAGTCCTGACAAAACCGCAGACGGTTCTTTGTAAGGTAGTGGCAGAATCGAATCACGGATGTTGCCAGAGGCTACATCCACATCTCTGAATTCGCCCGGAGCAATAGGCGTGTCGTCACCTTTAATTCGCAGACCACGTGACTTAAGACCGCCGGGTAGATTTGAAAGGGTGCCCGCGTCAACCAGTTGTCTCATGATACTGGTTGCATTCTTGGCGAATCCGCCAATCAGGTGGAACAGACCAAAGCCGTAAGCACCGAAGCCCGGAATGTACTGGTAGTGAACAAAGTGCTGGCGTTTGAGTTTTAGCTTGTCGTCTTGGTTCCAGTTTCTGCGTATGGCCAGAATCTGGTTGGTGCCTTTTATGATGGTGACCACGTACGGCAACGCAATTTCCGTCAACTCATTCTTGTCGTCTTTATCTGCGTAGGGATCGTCTTCCAAGTACAGATCAACGTGGCACTCATACAGTGTGTATCTGTCGTCGTTCAAATCAGAGAAGCCCGTTTCTTTGTCTTTGGCTTTCTGAATGTCCTCCACGACTTTCTGCGGATCGCCCAACTCCACATCGCAGTAAAACCCTGCTTGTTGAAGTTTCATAATCTCGTTCTTGGTCTTACGCATCACGTGCGTGACCCGGTAGCAAGTGTCTAAGTCTGATGCGCCATACGGCAAGAAGATGTCTTCTGCCGGAATAAACATACTGACTTGGCGACCGAGGTTGGGATCGTAGTACACCTTCTTAAACGCCGAACCGGTGGCCGGGAGACTCCAGAGCATTCTTTCATGCTCTGGACGGTACTCCGTCATCACCTCGGTTAGCTCGTAGTTCATATCCTCTTCGACCCGCGCTGCGGCCTCCATGACCTGCGGCGTTTCTTTACCGATGATCTTGGTTCTCACAGGCCCTGCTGCGGGGAATGTCTCGGTGATGGTTTCGGACTGGAATCTAACAACGGCTTCGGCCAGCATAGGGTGGAACACGCCACATGCGCCGCTCCACGGTTCTGTGCGTTCTTCGATCTGGAGGCCCAAGAGCTTAATGCCCTCGACGTACATCTTCTCCCATTCCTTGCGGGAGCCTTTATCGTTGTCGATGTCGTCTGCCAAGTCACTGGCCAGCGACTGCAAGCTGCCGTCGTCCATCTCCTCGGCCAAGTTACTGCTGAAGTCTTCTTCGCCCTCGACCTTAGCCAACTCAATCGCAAAGCCCGGACCGCTGATGTTGACCGCTTCAGGGTCTACGATCTCGACCTCGATGCCCTCGGCATCGTCCTCTTCGGGCAAGCCCATCGGTGCTTGGTACAGCGCTTTATCAATCGCCATGATGTTTCCTTAATAATAAGCAGCCCTGCGGGGCGCGTAGTATCTGTCGTCTTTTTCGTCCGTGTCGAGGGTAATAAACCCCCCTTGCCGAAAGCGTAGCAATGCTTGCGACGTAGTATCCACGAAGTCGTCGTGTTCTCCAACTGGAAACGCCGCAACTTCCTCGATTACTTCCCGTGCCCATCGGGTGTCCGGTGCCCAGACTTTGCCCGAAGTAAATAAGTCTGCGATGGCGTTGACTCGGACAATTTTGTCGTTGCCTCGGCTGGGGCTGAATTCTTGGACAGGGATTCCCATTGTGCGGAGTTCTTGAATAAGTGGGGCACCTGCTGCCTTTTTCTCCACGATGAACGCATCCGGCTCCCACTCCTTGTAGTGCTTCAGTGCCACTTGTTTTAATTCTGGAAACGCCATCCGATCCTTGAACGCGTCCAGCAGGATTAACTGCGGCGTGTCGTTCTCTTCCTCGTTGTAGAAGATGCCCCATGTCGTGCAGGCCGAGAAGTCAGACGATGTCTTTTGTTCGTATGCCGTATCCCACGACTGAATAATATATTCGCAACGCGGCGGGTCGTCCTTGTCCCATATCCGCCAGTGCCGCCGAGCAATAATGGCCGAGTTCTCCGATGTCGGCTGCTGCATATACTGCGCGTTCCAGAACCTCGGGTCCATCCCGGCCTTCTTACCTTTTAGTGCCTCCAGCGGCCACTGCTCCGGCCAGAGCGATTTCTCCAGCACGGTGCCGTCTTCTTGTTCTTTTTCTAATATGGCCGGTAGCTCCACGATCTCCCACTGATCCGCCTCGGGGTTGCGCGTCTGGTAGTCAATCAGTCGGCCTGTTAAGTCCAACAGCGACCACCTTGTCATAATTACTATGATCGCCCCGCCCGGCATAAGTCGCTGTAGCGGGCCTGTTTGGAACCACGCCCACGCCGTATCGAACGCAAGTCTAGAGTTTGACTTTACGTCCTGTTCAGAATGAGGATCATCGATAACGAATAGATCAGCACCGCGACCAGCCAAAGCGCCACCCACACCTGCTGCGTAGTACTGGCCTTCTTCGGAGGTACTCCACTTACCGGCGGCTTTCTGATCATCAGAAATCTGCGTCCGGGGAAACAGGTCTTGGTATTCATCAGATTCAATCAGGTTACGGACACGACGACCAAAGTCCTCGGATAAGGAGGCGGTGTGGGTTCCCATGATGATCTTCTTGTTGGGGAACTTGCCAAGAAAGTAAGCGGGGAACAGGTAGGACGAGAATTCGGACTTACCCATACGGGGTGCAATATTGATAATGACGCGCTTCTTCTTTCCCGCAATCACGTCTTCAAAAATTTTGGCCAACTTCCTGTGATGTGGCCCTATTTTAAATCCGGGGTACACGTGCAGGGCAAAGCCCAGCATGGAGTCTTGACCAATCTGTTTCGACGCACGGGTTGCGCGTTCTTCCAAGTCCTGTAGCAGTTCTGCCTTTTCTTGGGGGCTTAGTGTGGGGAGTACCCGGTTCAGCGCCTGTATTTCTTCAGGACTCAGTACTGGCTTCATCGTCGATTTCTTTTATCTGGGCATCGCTGATGTCCGTGATGTCTACGATTTTTGCCAGTTTATTAAGTTTCTCCTTGATGCGGGCTTCCAACTCAACGTCGGACAGCTCGGTCTTTTTGACTTCTATCTTTTCGGTAAACAGACCAATCTCCGTGACTTTGCCCAAGAGGGCAAGTGCTTTTAGCCGCACGCTGGCGGTGGGGTGGTTGGTGTCTTCCAAGATTTTTGCCACCGTGTAGCCGCGCAACTCTTTGGCTTGGTGGATGAATTCCCAGTCATAGGCGGTAAGCATGCCTACTAAATGTTGGACAGCAGCGGGTGTTTTTATTTCTGCTAATGCTGTCTGTTGCGCTTCTGGGGGTTGCGCAGTTATAAACGAACCAAATGCTTTTCTTGCAGCGTTGGCTTCCAGTTCGGTAGCAACGTCACTACTTGCAGCGCCCAGACTCTTTAACCAATCGGCGGTTTTCACCTGTGCATCGATGACATCGACGGGATTGGTTTTCTCAAGGCGTGTGAAATCTGTGGAGTCCTGCTCCACATCCGGCGTGAAATTAATCAGATGATCCAACATGCGATGGTTCCCTTGACTTTGTCTTGTAACCACGTTGGCCGCAGTGTATAGTCGTTTCTGCAAGTGTGCAAGCGGGTCTGCCCGTTGCATAGTTGCTTCTCCTTGATGGTTCGCTAACCATCACTTTCGCCCGCCGCTCCCCTCGGCGGGTTTTTTTCGTCTGTATTTGTCTAAGGTTTGACAATTATATTTGCATTTTTTGCAATATTGTGGGGGGTGATTGAAATGGGGGTTTGAATCAGGGGTATTGTCTAAGTGATAACGGAAGTTGTGGGGATGGCTGGGGAATAGTGTTCTATGGAGACCCCCCACCCATCATCAGTTTTGGGGGGTGGGGGTATGGTGGGGGTCAAAAACAGCCAAATCAGCAGCAAAAAGGGTCATTTTGACCCGAAATAAACCGAATAAACCGATAAAACAGGGGGTATGGGATACTGAAATTGTCGGGGGAAAGCCCTCGGCACAACCCTTTTCAACCTGATTGGAGAACACCATGCAAAACGCTACTCAAACCCAAGTCAACAAGATCGTTGCCAAGTACCTCACCCAGCAAGACGACTTGCTCATCGCTATGCACTCGCTCGGCCTCGACACGCCCGAGACGCAGAGACCATACGTGATCGTCGCAGTATGCGAGGCACTCGCAGAGGGCAAGGGCTACAACCGCTCGAAAGACGGCAAGCCTATGCTCGACAGCAAGCACAAGCAGTACGAGTTCCTGAAGACCCGCGTACGCGACACCATGAACGCATTGAAGGGTGAGTCGCGTTCGAGCGGCAAGTCATCCGGCAAGACTGACCCAGTTGACGCGCTGATCACGAAGTTTGAGGCGTTGACCCCAGCGCAGCGCCGTGCGTTTCTGAAGGCCGTTGCTTGATTTCGGGTCAACCTGACCCGTTTTTTCCTGAACGTGACAGCGGGAGGGCTGGCCGCTGTTTCAATCCCTGTCAAACCCAGCCCAAATCAACCTGAAAGGCATCAATCATGACCAAACTCATCCTCAAATTCGCACTAACCCGCGCACCATCAGACCGCGCCAAACTTCAGGCGTACCTCAACAAGCACATGATGGCTGTGTGCTTGGCAACACCAGAGGAAATCGAGTTCCTCAAAGCTAACGACTTCCGCATCTAACCCTGAAAGGAACCACACCATGAACAACCGACTTCAAAAGTACGCCCACTTACTCGGCACAATCGTCGCTGTCTGCTGCGTTGTTATCCCGCTGGACTTCATCGAGGGTGACGGCGCGATCTGGCTTCCCATGTACACGCTGGGCATATTCATGCTGACCAACCGGATCAACCGCATCTATTACGAAGAAAACGGGTCAAAATGACCCGAAAAGGGGGGTATCCGGCACTATCCATCGTTTTATCAACTACGGACAACTTTCGGACACCCCCAAAACCCGCATGAATCCTAGCGTCTGAATAAATACAGTCCTATATATACATATATATAAATAAAAACTATAGGGTAGTAAAAAATGTGTTTTAGTACGTGCGTTTCCGCGTTCGCACCCGTTCAACTTTTTGTTCTGTTTTGAAGGGGTATAGCTATTTCCAAAAACCATGAACACTTAGGACTGTCGCGTCGCAAACCCAGCACCAGTGCGTCTTCTGGGGTGTCCAAAAAGGTGGACATGCTCGGCAAAACGATGGATACTTCCGGACACACTATCCAAAACACCTTTTAAAAGAGGACAAAATGAAATCGTTTATGTTGTACATCGGCATGACTGACAAAGAAGTTCATGCGGCCTTACTCAAGCGTGGCATCCGAGGTGCGGAAGCACAGGCCATACGCCAACAAGTGGCCGAACACAAACGCGCAGTACGAAGCAACGCAGCACGCAAGCGCATGGTGCAAGACCTGTGGCGTGAACTACTCACACCGTTGGCGAACGAGCAGCGCAGCGTGCGGTCAATGCTGAACTACGAAAGCCAGAAGTACCCGAACCCACAACGGCGTGAAGCGTTGAACGCATACGCCAAGCTACTGGCCAAGCTAAAAGAAAAGCTGCGTGAGTACAGGTACTACGGCGAACGCACACCCAAAGAACAGGCCAAGTACCTGAAGCAGGAGAAGGGCAAGGAGATACCCAACGAGGGCAAGCATTGGACGGACTGGGTTCCCGAGCACATGAAGCGGGCGATAGGCCAAGCGTTTGCCGAGATACCCCGCGCAGCCAAGGCCAGAGTCAAAGACCCATTCCCACGCACCATGTCAAAGGCCGACAACATCAAGCTGCGTATCAAACATATCGCCACGGCCAAGCGCGAGATTCTCGAAGCCGAGCAGGAACTCACCCTGATACGCGAACTAAACAAAGGCCAACCCAGCGAGGCCGAGCGCGATGCGCAAGCTAAGGTGAAACACACCCAGAACATTCTGAACTGGCTAATCCTGCTCGACGATGACGAGCAAGTGCCACACACATGGGGTGAACTATATGTAGCAGAACTACCGGTAGTAAAGATGCCGGAAGAAAACGGGTCAGCCTGACCCGAAAAATCAGGCACAACAAAAGGAGAAGCAAATGAAACACTACTTGGGACGTATCGGAGAAAGAAACGGTGACTTCGAGTACGACACGCCGTACCTATTCACAACCAAAGGTGACCCTGCCAAGCACGCCGACAAGGTGGCAAAAGATTGGCGCGGGAGTACCAAAGGCGATTGGGACAAGGCGTTGCAGGGGTACTGGTGCGACACCACGCTGGTCTATGTGGAGGACTACCGCGAGATACCCGAAGCAGACTTCGAAGTCCTGAAGAAGTACCTAGCAGTTCTTTAACCACAACAAGGAGAAGTGAAATGAAGATCGTATACAACAGCAACGGCTACGGCCTACAACTAACCGCAGATGAAATGCAGATGGTTGCTACAGACTTGGGCGTGACGGTACGCGAACCCAACAAAGGCAGCAACGACACTTGGTTCAGAGAAATAGATTGGCAGCGGTTTCGCAGCGACGAGTATCTGGTGTCGCTGGTAGAGCAGGGCAAGCTGAGTAACAAAGACCTACGCATCGTCGAGCTACCTATAGATGATGACTGGTACATCCACACCGATCACCACTCATATGAGGATGTGCTGTACGCAGACACACGTTACGTCAGCGCAGTAACAGGGGAATAACTAACCACAACAAGGAGAAGCAACCATGACTGAAGCAGAGCAACTAGTAGCGCAGTTCAAAGAGGAACGCCAAGCACGAGGGTTCTACACCGTAGCCATATACCTGATTGACCGTGCCTTCGGCGGTCACGAAGAAGGCGGGTGGTACTACGACTGCGGCACGCCATGCCTTGAACCAGAGGCAGCGTTGCACATGAGGGCGTTTGACAGATTGTCTGACGCGGAGAGCTACACGGCGTACCTGAACCTCACGGTGATACCCGACTGGAACGAGGGCAGGCGCGACATCGGCAGCGTCCTGTCCGAAGGGGTGTTCGAAGCACTCTGGTCTGAGGGATTCCCTCAACCGTTCCCAACTAGCCGTCCACACTACGAGTAAAGGAGAAACACCATGCACCTGATCCACATCAAAACCAACGAACCAGTCAAGACCGGCGACGTAGCGCATACGTTCGACGGTGAAGCAGTCATAGTCACAGGCTGGAGAACACCACACCACGCTGGCAGCACCGGCAGGGTGTACGTGAAGTTCATGAACGACAGCGGCTGGGTCACCGAGTTCTACCCCAGCGTGATCAACGCCAAGTGGGTGGGGAGGGACGATGGATGAGAACGAACTGTTTGCTATAGCTGCCGCCCTCGTCGGCGCAATCCTTGGCTGCGTACTGGGTGCGCTGCTTTTATTACTTGTCTTTAATCGTTTTTAACTGAAGGGAGAAGCACATGGACAACACACCAACACTAAAAGCTATGCCGCGCCCGATGCGCGTACTAGATAAGTACACCAACGATCAGCTACACAATGCAGCGCGGAAGATGGAGCAGCAGGGAGGCAGCTTCGCTTCACGCATAGCCGCAGCCTATTTCTACGCTGACCTGTCCAACCGGCGCAAGTTATTGGATGCGTTCGGTGACTTGTTCGAACGGTTCATTGAGAAGGAGGGTGAGTGATGGACATATTAGTTTGGTATGTGTGGGAAGAAGAACAGGTGACGCTGCCTACGCTGTTCGATACGAAGGAAGCCGCTGAAGTGTACGCACGGATTCTGTTTCCTGATGAGAACCCAGACAAACGGTACGCACGCATTTATTTTCGCAGGGTATTAACGATGTCTGACTTGAACGGAGGGTGAGATGAACTGGATAACCACGCAGATTGCAACGAAAGAAAACGGGTATGGGTACAGCGACTACGAGATGACGGTGTTAAGTACGCCCACGCTGATCGTAGAGATGGTGCTGACAATACCATTCGATGACGGTGAGCAACCATACCTGCGCTTCATACTGGGTGACCCAGAAGAACGCTTCGACACGGACACACCGACAATCCCACTAACGAGAGAACAGGCGCACACACTACTGACAACCAGCTAACCAAAAACGGGTCGGGCTGACCCGAAATCAGCCCATACATAACTTAATAACAGGAGAAGTAATCATGCAACTACACACGACAAGTACGTGGGTCAACCCACATGAGTCCGACTTCGAGCTACGCCTACGCCATGCTCGTGAAGAAGCAAAACAAAAACGCCGTGAGTACTGGCTGCTAGGCTACGACGGTGCTGCTGCGCTGCGTTTGATTGACGATCTCAAGAACGTGCTACGCACCATGCACGTGGTGGCTACCTGCCCCGATGCGTTCTACATCGAACGTAACTACCCAAACATCAACAAGGACGATGCGCGTGAGCACATGTGGCACGCTGACCTGCAACATCGGTTCAAGCTACACCCCGCAGTCGTTGCCGCTGTTGGGCAGTATCGGCCTAAGTCAGTTCACTCGTTGGTTTTTGAGTGGCCGCACGTATCCGAGACTGACCCCAACCGACTGGCCTACACACGCGACAACCGTTCAGGCCACGAGGATCGACAGGTCATCACGACGGTGGGCAAGTACCTAGCCCGACACTTCCCCGATATGCCTGACCATGCGGTACGCGATCTAGCTGCACGCTACGCGGGCTATCGGTTCGAGCTGTGGGATACCACCGAGCGCATCATTCGCTCCGTGCAAGAGGGGCCAGCAAGCTGTATGCAGTGGGGCGAGGAGACAGACTACAACGATCACCCGTACCGTGCGTATGACCCCAACCTCGGCTGGCGTGCAGCCGTGCGCCTCGATGGTCACGGTCACATCGTGGGTCGTTGCTTGGTCAACGTGGAGTCTAAGACCTTCGTGCGGTCGTATGCACACAAGGACGGCGGTTACTCGCACAGCGACGAGGGGCTTGAGTCATGGCTGCGTGAGCAAGAGTTCAGCAAGGACTGCGACTGGATCGGTTGCAGGCTGGCCATGATCGACAACGGCTGGGGTAAGTTCATGGCACCGTACCTCGACGGTAACTGTAAGCGTGTGCAGCAGGTGGGCAACCATCTCGTTGTGCATGAGGAGGGGCCGTACGTGTTCGAGTGTACCAACGGCAGCTACGAGGAAGACCACGGACGCGAGTGCGACGACTGCGGGGATAGCCACGACGAGGACTCCACCACATGGGTTGGGCGACACGAGGATCACGGCGTGTGTCCATCATGCAGTCGGGACTACACCTATGTGTACGGTCGCAGGGGTAATCAGTACTACCTGCACAACGACAACATCGTGTGGGACCACCACGGCCACGAGGGGTATGACCCCGAGTATCTCAGCGACAACAACATGGTCGAGCTGCATGACGGCGACATCATATCGATGGACGAGGCGGTGTACCTTGAGTCACGCGGTGAGTATTGGTACTGCAACGACGATGAGGTTGTGTTCTGTGAGCATGACGACAAGTACGAGCACATCGAGGACGTGACCGAGTTGGAAGACGGTACGTACGCAGACCCAGACAACATCTGGACATGCCATGTGTCAGGCAACATCTACCACGAAGCAGCACACAAGCGGGAGCGTGTACTGCTGAGTATCTTGGGTGCTGACTTTGCGCATGACTACGTATCCGTACACGAGGACAACATTAACAGCTTTGAAGCCAACCTCGACGCAGACCTGTCTGCGTTTGCAACACTCTAACCATCAAGGAGAACTACCATGACTAAGCAAAACACTATCCAGTTCAAAGTACTGAACAAACTTCTTTCAACCAAGCGCCCACATGGGTCAGAGACCAACAAGCGAATCACGGCATGGCTGCGTGAGCAACTGCCGTTTGAATTAAATAAAATTTCTTTTTATGATGGGGCAGGCAACCTGCACGTGGACAACCGATCGCTTGACTCACACAAAACCCTGTTCGTCGCACACGTAGACACAGTGCATAGATCGGAGGGTAAGAACAAGATCAGGAAGACCCAGACCCACTGGCATGCCAAGGGTGACGTGCTGGGTGCTGACGATGGCGCAGGGGTAGCAATACTGTTTCACATGATTCACCACAACGTGCCGGGCTACTACGTGTTTACGCAGGGCGAAGAGCGAGGCGGGGTAGGTGCGCGATATCTGGCTGAGAAGATGCCTGACTTGCTGGGTGAGTTTGATCGTGCCATTGCGTTTGATCGTCGGGGTATCGATAGCGTGATTACGCATCAAGGCTGGGGCAGGTGTTGCTCCGATGCGTTTGGTGATGCGCTGGCTGACGCGTTGATGGCGGGGTCTGACCAGTTGATGATGCTGAACGATGACACCGGCGTGTACACCGACACCGCTGAGTTTACTGACATCATCCCCGAATGCACCAACATCTCTGTAGGCTATGACCGTGAGCACACGCAGGCCGAGAGCCTTGACCTCAACTACTATCAACATCTTTCTGCTGCGGTTCTTTCCGTTGCGTGGGACGCGCTGCCGGTGGAGCGGGACCCCTCGGTGGTGGAAGACCTTTACGCTGACACAAAGGGCGGCTGGTGGACTAACTACCAGACGTACACGCACAGCGCAAGCAACCTAGCCAAGTACGACTTCGAGTACGACGACATTCGGTTCGAGCAGATGATGCGGCGTGAAGATGCCATCGATGCCGTGCTCGATGCGCAGCATGGGTTCACCGACAACCTAGCGCGGATGATTGCAGCATCGGTGTACCCCGACGATACCGAGTTGGCAATGAAGCACATGAACTTCAAACAACTTGACCTGCGCTTACTTGAGGAGGCGTACGAAGCACTCGAAGCGGGCGAGGATATTGACCTTGTGTTTGGCATGCTGTTCGATGACCTGCACGTTGCCTAAAACCAAATGGGGTCAGCTTGACCCCTTTTTATGCTTGACAAATCTACCCGTAGTAACTAAGTTTGACAATTCCCAGTAGGAAAGGAGCTGAAATGAACAAAAAAGCAACGCAACACGAGATCGTACAACCACCGCCGTATCACACAGGCAAGATAAAGATCGGGGTGTACTACAAACCACCACGCCAGAGGCAAAGCGACGAGGACTTGATGTTGCAGAGCTTGCTGTTAGGTGACAAGACCAACTTCATGCCGCAGTTTCATTTCGATATTAAGTATCTGTTGTACCTCATCATGGGCTTCGTAGGGTATCTCGTAGTCATGGCACTTGTTCGATGAAAGGAGAAACACCATGCCAGACCTAGCAACTGCACTAAAAAACGCAATCAATACAACTAAGGAGAACAACATGCAAACGCAAACAAACGAACTAAAGAAAACCATCAACGACTGGTCGAAGGATGAGAAGCCAGCTAAACACCTATTCGGTATCTCAACCAACGTCAGTCGCGCTACATTCAACCTCGTTAAAGCCAACCCCGGCTGCGACACAAAGACCATCGTCAAGATCGGAGAGAATCAAGGGCACAAGGCCACCTCAGTAACCTCGTTGCTTGCACAACTCACACGCGTGGGACAGATACGCAAGAACGAGCGAGGCCAGATGTGGGTGACGCAGCCTGAGTACACGCCGATCAAGGTGAAAGAACTAAAAGCAGCCAAACTGAAAGCGGCCAAAGAAAAAGCAACCGCAGAGCGTGCAGCAAGAAAGGCACTACGCGAAGCAAACAAAGCCAAGCCTGTGAATATACAGCCTACACCACCAGCCAAGCCGCAAGCCGCGCCCATATTACCTGACAACATCGATCAGCTTCTCTCAACGCTGTCGTTCACTCAAGCGATTGCCCTGTACAAGAAACTAAAGACGATGCTGGGTGAGGTATGAGGTATTGGGTCTACGATGAATTCGATAGACTCTTTCGAAAGTTTTGGGACCAGCACACTGCGGTTAAGTTTTTACAGCCGGAGTGGAAGCTGGTCATCAAACCAAAAGACAGGGCCGCACAACCAACAACCGATACACATGGAGAAGCACGATGGTAAAAGCACTACAAGAAACCCACCCACTCCTTGATGCCATCATCAAGGAGTTCAACCTGAAACACGACGCAGCCCTTGCACAGTTCTTAAAGATAGCGCCGTCGATGGTCTCGAAGATACGGCACCGCACGTTATCCGTAACAGGCGACACCATACTGCGCGTGTACGACAGGACAGGCTGGAGCATTGAGAAAATCCGGGAGAAACTATGAAGACGCCAAAAGACATTGACGTACTGAAGAAAGCCGAATGGTTCGATGACACGCCAGATATTGTGGCGCGGTTAAAAGCCGACGGCGAAGATGAGGTAGCACGGCATCTGCACAAGATGCACATTTACCACAAAGCACTGGTCGCAGAGATCAGGAAACTACGAAAGCAACTAAAGGAGAAAGAATGAACAGAGATGACATTATCCGCATGGCGCGGGAGGCTGGTGGGGACGATTGGGGAATCTTCCGCGACTTCATGCCAGAGATCGAACGCTTTGCCAACCTAGTCGCAGCAGCGGAGCGCGAGGCGTGTGCGAAGGTGTGTGACTTATTGAGCGTAGATCGCGGGATGATTCGTGATGAGGTTCTCAAAGAAGGCGTTCTTTCCGGTGCAACTATGTGCGCTCTAGTTATCCGCGAGAGAGGTGCGCCATGAACTGGGAGACAAGGCATGAAAAGTTGTACAAGGGTGGCGTCCTGATACAACACAGGGTTCAACGCACACCTGATGGTCCGTGGGAAGACTACGTTCCTGAAGAACCACCGCCGGTGAATAAGGCGCAGCCGAAAGCATTTCCAAACTTAGTCGGACAACTCGGCATGGACTTGCGTGATTACTTCGCGGCGCAGGCGATGCAAGCAATGGTACAAGCCAGCGCATCGCTGAACGTAAAGGATGATGACAAACTTATGGACGACTGTAGCTTTGAAACAGCCGTTGCGTGCGGCTTTAATTCCGAAATACTGCTGCACGGCACAGATAAAGAGGGCAAAGATTTTAGGTACACATGGGCGCAGTACTACGCCGAAGAAGCGTACTTAATAGCAGATGCAATGATGAAAGCGAGAGAAGAATGATCGTAGAAACAATCAACTACAAAGCAATCTGGGCATGGGTCAATGCAGTGTGGGCAAAGTCCATGATTGCTATTGTGCTGTTCGTTATCGGTATCTGGATTGGTGGCGTCATGACTGAAGGCCGGATCGTATCGGACTGCAAGTTTGCCGGTGCCTTCCGCGCTGACATTCAGGCGTTTACCTGTCAACGAAAAATCTAACAGGGGTATCAAGTGAACTGTCCCGAATGTCAGAGCAGCAAGTTAAACATCTACGACTCCCGCCACATTGGGGATCACGTAGTCCGCAAAAGAAAGTGCACGGCCTGTGACGAGCGGTTCTACACCATCGAGAGTTACATGTCGGCAGAAGAACTGGAAGCCATCGAAGCAATCAGACGGGAACAACATGACACCGGAAGCGAAAGTCAAGAAACAAGTGAGGAGCATATTGGATGACTTACAAATCTACTACTTCTTTCCACCAGCCAATGGCTACGGTCGGGCGGGCATCCCGGATGTTATTGGGTGCGTCCTCGGCAGGTTTATTGCGATTGAATGCAAGGCAGGTAAGAACATCACAACCGCGCTACAGAAGCGTGAGATCGAGAGTATTCAAAACGCTGGCGGCTATGCGTTCGTGGCCAACGAACATAACCTCGATCAACTTCAGGAGGAACTGATATGTTTGATCCAAGCGGATTTGCCCAACGCGTGGACTCGATGGACGAAGACGACAGAGAACACTTCAAACAAGTGATCGATGCACTGTCGTATTGCTACGTGCGAGACGGGGTCAAAGGCTTGGTTATTATCGACAATCCGTCAGGGCGCGTGGATACTATTGCAATTAACTGTGATGACATGGAGGCATATCAAATATCAATGGCAACAACGCAGTGGTTTGAGTTTGTAAATACAAAAGACGCACCACCCAAGGAGAAATTTAATTGAGTAAACCCTACGACCGCATACTTGCAATCGACTTCGAGACTCGATGGTCGAGCAAGGACTACACGCTGTCGAAGATGACAACCGAGGAGTACATACGAGACCCCCGGTTCAAGGCTTTCGGCGCGTGCATAAAGTACTTCGATGAGGACGGTCCGGCGACATGGGTACGTGGTTCTGAACTGGTTCGTTGGTTTGGCGCTATTGACTGGAGTCGCACGGCAGTGCTTGCACACAACGCACAGTTCGATGTCTCTATCCTGTCTTGGATTTATGGGGCAGAGCCTGCGTTTATTTTCGATACGCTGTCTATGGCCCGCGCACTACGTGGCGTGGAGGTGGGCAACAGCTTGATGAAGCTGGCAGAAGACTTCGAGCTACCGCCCAAGGGCAAGGCTGTGCACAGCACAGATGGGCTGGAGGAACTGACGTGGGACATCGAGATGGAGTTGGCTGACTACTGTCGGCACGATGTGTTCCTGTGCGAAGAAGTATTCAAACGGCTGGGCGATGGCTACCCACCGAGCGAGCTACGCCTGATTGATATGACCCTGAAGATGTACACGCGCCCGATGCTGGTGTTGGATCGGGAAATGTTGGCATTAGAAATTGAACATGAAAGGACAAGCCGTGAGGCGCTATTGGAGAGACTTGGGGTGGACGATGCGACGTTATCGAGCAACCCTAAATTCGCGGATTTGCTGGCTTCGTTGGGATGTGCTGTACCACACAAGACGAGTAAAACTACGGGCAAGCAGACTCTTGCGCTGGCTAAAAACGACGCGCTCTTCCAAGCCTTGCTACACGGCCCCAACGACGACGTTAAGCTGCTTTGTGAAGCACGACTGCGAGTCAAGTCTACAACTGAGCGAACACGAGCGCAGCGTTTCCTTGATATCGCACACCGAGGAACCTTACCAGTACCACTCTCATATTACGGCGCACTTTCGGGACGATGGACGGCATCAAAAGGCAGCGCGATAAACATGCAGAACCTAAAGCGCGGGTCGTTCTTGCGCAAGGCAATCATGGCACCCGATGGGTACGTGGTGGTCGCTGGTGACTTGTCGCAGATCGAGCCGCGTGTGCTGGGGTGGTTGTCAGATTATGAAGACCTGCTGGAGATATTCCGTTCGGGTCAGGATGCGTACTCCATGTTCGGGCGGCAGATGTTCAACATCCCAGACTTAACAAAAGAGTCACACCCTGATCTGCGGCAGTCTGCGAAGTCGGCATTGCTGGGCTGCGGGTATGGGCTAGGCTGGGCATCGTTCGCATCGCAGCTTCTGGTGGGGTTTCTGGGTGCGCCTCCGGTGCGCTACGACATGGCGTTCGCCAAGAAGCTGGGCGTGACCAAGGACTACGTGGATGAGTTCCTAGCATGGGGTGACAACGCCGTTAAGCTCGAAGCCATACCCCATACGTGCAGCACCAAAGAGCTTTTAATACATGCAGTAGCCTCCAAGAAGATCATCGACATCTACCGCAGCACGGCATACCCCGTTGTTGGCTTTTGGGAAATGTGTTCCAGCCTGCTGGAGACGAGTCTTTACGGCGGCAAAGAGTTCGCGTATAAATGTCTAATCTTCCGCAAGGAAGAGATCGAACTACCGAACGGCATGAAGCTGCTGTACCCCGATCTGCGCATCCAAAAAGATGATCGCGGAAGGAATCAGTTCGTGTATGGCCCTGATGCAACCAAGTTGTACGCAGGGAAGATCACCAACAACGTGACACAAGCGTTGGCAAGAATCGTAATGACTGACGGAATGCTGCGCATCAATAAGCGGTATCCGGTAGTAGGCACGGTGCACGATGAGGCGTGGGTAATTGCCCCCGCAGCAGAGGGCGAAGAAGCAAGAGGGTGGATGCTTGAGCAGATGATCAAGGAACCGAAGTACATGCCCGGCATACCACTCAATGCAGAAGTAGGTTTCAACCAGCGGTATGGTTTAGCGAAAGGGTAAGGAGAAGCATGAGCAAAACAAAACTAAGACCAGCATTGCCGCGCACGATACGCATAGGGAAGCTACGATACTCCGTCGATCTGGTGGAGACGATGCTGAACAAGGGCGACATGGCGCGGGTGTTCTACGACGAGAGAAAGATACAGATCGGTAAGAAGAGTGGCGTCACTGGTCGGCGTTACTCAAAGAAAGAGATGAATGATTCGTTCTGGCATGAGTTGGTACACGCCATTCTGTACGACATGGATGAGCACCGCTTGAACCGCAACGAGAAGTTCGTCACCGAGTTTGCCAACCGACTATCTGAAGCAATTGACTCTGCGAGGTTTGAATGACTAAAGTTGTGTGGTCACACAGCGCCCTGAAAGATTACGAGGGTTGCCCACGCCGGTACCAAGAGGTTCGGGTCTTGAAGAACTATGCGTTCCAAGAGACCGAGGCTACCAAGTACGGCACGCAGCTACACCTTGCTGCCGAGGAGTACATCAGGGATGGCAAGGAGTTGCCCGAACAGTTTGCGTTCATCAAGGACACGTTGGATGCACTCAACAAAAAGCCCGGACGCAAACTGTGCGAACACAAGATGGCGCTGACCCAAGACTTAAAGCCTTGCGATTGGAAGGACAAGAAGGTTTGGGTCAGGGGCATCGCTGACTTGCTGATCGTTGACGACGATAACTTGACGGCGTGGGTGGCGGACTACAAGACAGGCAACAACCGTTACCCAGACCGTGAGCAGCTACAGTTGATGGCGCTGATGGTGTTCGCACACTTCCCGCACATTCGCAAAGTCAACGCAGCCCTGCTGTTCGTGGTCAAGAACGACATGGTGAAAGCATCGTACACGCTCGACGATGCCGATCCTGCATGGTGGGAGTACAGGGAGCGCGTAGCGCGTATCGAACAAGCACATGCTGTTGATGTGTGGAACCCAAGACCTTCGCCGTTGTGCCCGTGGTGTCCGGTGACAACATGCGAACATCATCCAAGACACTAGGAGAAAACTATGTGGAACGTAATGTGTAACGTATCCAAAATTGTAATCGACGTAGAAAACCGTTGCGGGTCTTTATATCTGCCTAAAGATAACTTTCCTGATATGCGTAGCACCATCAAATGTTTTGAAAGCGTTGATGATCAGATTAACCGTATTGATACCTATGTGGATGGTACGCCCGATACGGTTTATTTGTATGTTCTTGACACGCAATCTTGGCAAGCCTTTCCGCCAACACCACCTTTCTTTGGAGAGATCACATGACTCGCAACTACAAATCCGAGTACCAGAACTACCACGCACAACCAGAGCAAATCAAGAAACGTGCATCGCGGGTGAAAGCTCGCCGCATGCTAGAGAAGGAAGGCGCTGTCGCCAAGGGCGACGGTAAAGATGTCGATCATAAAAAACCTCTGCGCTCTGGCGGCACCACCACTAGAAGCAACCTCAGAGTTCGCAGCGTGAAGGCAAACAGGAGTGATAACAAATGAATAGTCCGTTTCAAGAGTGGTGGATGTCAATCACTGCGGTAGAACGCAGAGTCATCGGACCAAACACAGCTAAGTTTGTTTGGGACGCGGCATACCACAAGGGATTCGAAGAAGGCCACAAAGAGGGCCATGAAGCACACGAACTAATGGAGAAGCAAGATGCAGATCATCGAAGATAAAGCGTTGCTGTTTAAGACGCGCAATCCGGGCAAGTATTCGATCATTCCTAAACATAAGGTGATGCAAAAATATGAAGATGGCAGCGCAGAAATCGCCGTTTATTTCGGGTTGGACGAGGCGCGTGTACTCAAAAATCTTGGTGTCAAAAATGTCCCGTCTCCGATTACTCGCCGGTATAACTGGCCGGGCAAGTTTAAGCCCATGTCCCACCAGATTGAAACTTCGGCGTTCCTCACCCTTAACAAGAAAGCGTTTGTTTTCTCCGAGCCGGGAACAGGCAAGACCCTCTCGGCTCTGTGGGCTGCGGACTATCTTATGGAGCGCGGCGAAGTAAGGCGGTGTTTAATTCTCTGCCCACTATCGATCATGCAAAGTGCATGGTTGAATGACTTGAACAACAGCATCATCCATCGCTCTGCCGTCATCGCGCACCACTACCAAGCTAGTCGGCGTATCGAGATGGTTCAGGGTAACTACGAGTTCGTTATCACTAACTATGACGGCTTGAACCTGATTGCTGACGAGGTGAACAACGATGGTCGGTTCGATCTGATTATTGTTGACGAGGCCAACGCCTACAAGACAATCACTACCAAACGCTGGAAGGCGTTGCAGTCCATACTGAAACCCACGACACACCTCTGGATGATGACGGGCACACCAGCATCGCAGTCACCTGCGGATGCGTACGGCTTGGCTCGACTGGTCAACCCTGTGGGTGTGCCGAAGTTCTTCACGGGCTGGCGTGACAAGGTGATGTACAAAGTCACACAGTTCAAATGGATGCCCAAGCCGTCTGCCGCCGAGGACGTACACGAGGCGTTGCAACCGGCGATACGCTTTACCAAAGAACAGTGCCTTGATCTACCACCGGTCATCACACAGGCGCGGGACGTACCACTCACACCACAGCAGGCCAAGTACTACAACCTGCTGAAAGAACGCATGATGGTGCAGGCCGCAGGCGAAACGATCACCGCAGTCAACGCCGCTGCCGGGGTTTCAAAACTGCTTCAGATATCCTGCGGTGCTGCGTATACAGACGACAAGGAAGTCATCGAGTTTGATGCTGCGCCAAGGCTGCATGTGCTGGAAGAAATTCTGGAAGAGACCTCACGCAAGGTCATTATCTTTGCGCTGTTCCGCAGCACTATCGATACCATCCAGACACACTTGACCAAGCGCAACATTAGCAACGACTGCATCCACGGTGATGTCTCGCCTAACAAACGCGCTGAGATCATCAGACGTTTTCAAACTGAAAAAGATCCGCGTGTGCTTGTCATGCAACCGCAGGCTACGGCGCATGGGATTACTTTAACGGCAGCGGATACAGTTGTCTTCTACGGTCCACTGATGTCTGTTGAGCAATACATCCAGTGCATTGCCCGTGCTGATCGCAAGGGGCAGGACTCCGACAAGGTAACAGTAGTACATATCCAAGGCAGTCCGATTGAGCGCCGCATGTTCAAGGCGTTGGAAAGCAAAGTGACAGATAACACTCTGCTAACTGACATGTTTACAACTGAAATCCGTTCGTGAAAGGGGGTTGCATTCAAATTCAATTCGCAGTAATCTGTCTAACCCTAGACAAAAAAGTACTTAATAACAGGAGAAGCAAATGTCCGATGATCTTGTACCGCTGGACAAGCTTGCGAAGATTTACCGCAAGATCAAGTCCGAGATCGATCAACTCACCCAAGAGTACGACACCAAGCTGGAAACTCTCAAAGCACAGCAAGATGAGTTGCGCTTTGCAATGAAAGACCAGATGAAAGCACTCGGTGTGAGATCGGTCAACACCGCCTTCGGGACGGTGACGATGGTCACCAAGACGCGCTACAACACCACCGACTGGGACTCGTTCAAGAAGTTTGTTGTCGAGCACGATGTCGTTGATCTGTTGGAGAAGCGTATTGCACAGACCAACATGTCTACGTTCCTTGAAGAGAATCCGGGGCTTGTACCGCCCGGCTTAAACTCGAACACTGAGTTCGAAATCCGTGTAACTAAACCGTCTAAGTGAGACTACCCATGAGCAATGTATCCCTATTCAATCCGTCCCAAGTTCCTGCCTTCGCTCGTAACAACGAGTTGTCCGATACCGCCAAAGCCCTAACCGGTGGCGGTGCTGGCGCGGGCATCAAGCGCATCAGCATTAAAGGTGGTGTGTTCCGTCTTGTCTCTGGTGGCAAGGAGATCGCATCCGTTGATGATCGCCATCTCGATGTCATCATCGTTAAAGCTGCACCCAAGGTCAGCCGCGTGTTCTACATGGCGAAGTACGATGCCGAGAATCCTGCTGGCCCTGATTGCTGGTCGAACGATGGTGAGAAGCCAGACGCATCGATTGATTCCCCACAAGCAGCAACGTGCATGTCGTGCCCACAGAACATCGCTGGCAGCGGCAACGGCAACAGCCGTGCATGTCGGTATCAGCAGCGCCTTGCTGTTGTGTTGGAGAACAATCCTACTGGTGATGTGCTTCAGCTTACGCTGCCAGCCACATCGATCTTTGGTAAAGAAGAAGGTGACAAGCGTCCGCTGCAAGCTTTCGCTCGTTATCTGGCCGTGCAGTCGCCTCCGATCAACCCAGAGCAGATTGTCACCCGCATGCGGTTCGACACCAAAGCAGAAGCTCCGAAGCTGTTCTTCCAACCGATGCGCTGGTTGACTGACGACGAGTATGCGATTGTGCAGCGGCAAAGCACGACTGCTGACGCACAACGTGCGGTGGTGATGACCGTGGCTGCTGCCGATGGAATTACCAAGGCTGCGCCTATTGCCCTTCCGGGCAAGCCACCTGCGGTGGAAGAAGACGAAGCACCAGCGAAACCGAAGGCCAAGAAAGCCAAGGCTGAAGTCGTTGAGGACGATGGCTCCGAACCAGAAGTTCGCAAGGACGCGGCTAAACCTTCGGCAGTACCGGAGAAGAAGTCAAAGCTGGCTGACATCGTGTCTGACTGGGACGACGAGTAACACCGAATAGCCCAGCCGGAGGTGGCGCTAATAACACCGGCAGCGGGGGCTGACATCCTTTCAGGTACGACACTATGGCAGTGACCCCGCACCACACCTACAAGGAGAAAACTATGTTTGATGGCGCAACATACGATCCCGAACGCGACAAAGAAAGACTAAAGACACAGCTATTTATCGTGTGGCGATTAATGCGTGACGGACGTTGGCGAACACTGGAACAAATCTCGGCACGGGTCGGTTGTCCTGAAGCAAGTGTCAGCGCAAGACTCCGTGACTTTCGTAAGAAAAAATTTGGTGGGCATACCGTTGAACGCGAGTTCGTTCGCAGGGGGCTTTTCAAATACCGTGTCATACCGAACGAATAATTTATGGCCTACTCACAAAAAATAATCGACGCAATCACCAAAGCGCCAAAGACTCCCGGTGTTGTGCTGGGACGATGGGCAATCTATCTGGACTTTCCAGTAACCAAGATTGCCAAGGCATTGGGCGTTACGCGTCAGACTGTATACAACTGGTTCACCGGAGAGACGGAAGTATTCGTCGGCTATCAAGAGCGTGTTGAACTGATGACCAAAATCATGGCGTCTTCCAAGACTGCCGAAGAAGCATGGAGAAAAATATGCGATCTGTACAACCTACCAGCCTGACAACAGAAGAACTGATCAAGCATGCTGACCTGATGCTGCTACGCGGCGGACTACCCGCAGACTGGCAGAAAGAAATACTGGCACGCTTGGAGCGCATTTTGTTTGAAGGTGAGCACACAATTAAATCCGACCCGCGCCAACTCTCCCTGTTCTAAAGGACTCCTATGCAACCGCTTGACTTTATGGCGGCGGTTCTACCTCCGCAGGGGAGTGGTTTCTTCTGCGCCGTAGAACTTACAACAAGAAAAAAGGAACACCAGTACAAGGAGACTTTAGAAGAACTAGAACCATTCATTGCGCGATGCAAGCTCAACGGCCACGATACGTACTTCGCACTGGGTACGTTTAAAGAGGCCGACAGCCGCACATCACCCAACGTCAACATGGTGAAGTGCATTGCCATTGACGTTGACTGCAATCACCCACAAGACGTACCCGATGCTGAAGGCGTAATCAAGACCAAAGCGTACCCGTCACCCAAGGCAGGCTTCGAAGCCATTATCAAGTTTGCCGATGAGGTGGGTCTGTCAGGTCTGGGTCAGCCATGGTTCATTCATTCGGGCGGCGGGGTACACGCATACTGGCCGTTGAAAGAAGCACTGCCCGCAGCGGTGTGGAAACCTGTGGCCGAACGATTCAAGCGCCTGTGCTTCGTCAAGGGTTTGCAGATTGACCCGAACGTCACGGGGGATTCGTCACGCATCCTGCGTATTCCCGGCACCACCAATAACGGCGTGAAGAACGGCGTAAAGGTGCGCGGTACAACCAACGTGCGGTTCATGAACGAGGGCGACTTGTTCGACTTCAACGACATCATGGCGCTGGTGGACAAAGAGTTAGTCGGCACGGCGTACGAGGCCAAACCACTGCCACCTGCGAACGTCATTGAGCTACCCGGACAACGGCCTACGGCACCTGCGCCCACCGGCACAGCGGTCAAGCTGTTCGAGAACAGCGTCACGAAGTTCAAGACGATCCTTGAGAAGACCAAGCAGGGCACGGGCTGCGGTCAGCTTGCACACTACATCGAGAACGCAACAGACGATGGGATGGAACCGTTGTGGCGTGGGCTGCTGTCGATAGCGCAGAAGTGTGAAGAAGCGCCGAAGGCGGTGGTCTGGCTATCCAAGATGCACCCCTATTCGGAAGACCGGATGGAGACCAAGCTGCGGGAGATCAAAGGACCGTACCCCTGCACTAAGTTCGACTCCGAGAATCCGGGCGTGTGTACGTCGTGTGTACACTGGGGCAAGATCACCAACCCCTTGGCGCTGGGGCGGCAATACGCTGTCGAGGTTGCCGAGAAGGTGATCGAAGTCACGGTGGATGACAAGGCACGCAAGATACTGCGGCCTGAACCACCACGCGGCTATGCGTATGGTGCGCAGGGCGGTGTGTTCATCGAGAAGGAAGACGAGGATGCTGACGGCAATAAGATCAAGCGACAGATCATGCTGCTGCCTTACGACTTGTTCCCGGTTGACATTTTGCAGAGCGGAACCGAACACACCGTACACATGATGGCGATCCGTGGGAACCAGACGTTTCAGGTCACGATGCCGCAGAAGTCCACGGTCAGTAAAGACGAGACGCTAAAGAGTCTGGCCAGCCAGAACATTCTGGCCTCGTTCGGAGCGGGTAACGACAAGAACCTGTACGACTACATCCGCGCTTGCGTGGAGAAAGTCAGCGTTGAGAAGTCACCAATCAAGGTGCCTACCAGCTACGGCTGGCAGGAGGATGACACGATGGTGTTCGCTGGCAAGATATACACGGCCAACGGTAACTTCGAAGTGCCGATGCCGGGGCTTGAGAACATCATTGCTAACACGCAACCCACCGGCAGCATCGAGGCGTGGCGCGACTTCGTTAACTTGCTCATCCGCAAGAAAATGTGGAAGCACTTGGCGATTCTGTTGGCAGGTGCGGGTTCACCGCTGATGCGCTTCACGGGTATCTACGGCCTGACCTACCACGTTGGCTCGACATACTCCGGTACAGGTAAGTCCTTGGCGTTGGAAGCTGCGGCTTCGATCTGGGGGCATCCGGTGCACTACCGCACAGGTAAGGGCACATCGCCTGTGGCCATGCAGCAGCGTCTGGGTTTGCTCAACAGCTTCTCGTTGATTACCGATGAGATCACCAGCAAAAACCGCAAGGACTTCGACTGGTTCGCAGCACACGCGCTGGACATGACAGAAGGCCGAGGCAAGGAGCGTATGGAGTCCGGCTCCAACAAGGAGCGGATGAACCTGTCAACGTGGATGTCGAACGCCATCATGTCATCTAACACGCACGTTGTGGACTACTTCACCGGGGCACAGGATCATGCTGCGGAAGGTGAACTGCGCCGTGTACTGGAGTTCATCATCGATGATGTGCTGACATGGGAGCCGCACGAGATTGAGATTCTCAAATCGTTGCAGAAGAACTTTGCGGTAGCTGGGCACATGTTTGTTGAGTTCATGGTGCGCAACGTCTCGACGCTAAAGACGTTTGTACCGCAGGTAGTGCAGCGCATGTACACCGAGTTCAAGGCTACGAACGACGAGCGTTTCTGGATGGCAGGTATCGGTGCCAACATCGCTGCCGGTATTCTCTGGAGTAAGGAGCATGCCAACATCGTGGACATCCCGTTAGAGCCGGTGATTAACGCGTACAAGGAAGTCGTAGCGTATATGCGCGACAGTATCAAAGCCGGTAGCCGCAACGCCGAGGATGTGCTGAACAGCTTTACGCGTACATACTACGGCAACTTCATCATTGTTAAGTTCAACCCAGTAGACGGTGTGCTGGCAGAGCTTGGTAATGGTGGGGCTATCGATGCGTCAACGACGCGTTCCAACATCATGGGACGTATCGAGCATGGTGTCACGGTGGGGCATGTGGACTACTACATCGAGGAACGACTGCTTAAAGCGTTCTGTTCCAGTCTTAGCTTCGGCTATGCGGACTTCAAGAAGCAGCTTGAGTTGGAGTTCAACGTCGCATACATGCCGAAGAAAGACATGATGTCGCGTACCAAGGGTCCACAAATGCGAGTGCCGGTGCTGAAGATCACACGCAGAATTGATGAAGAAGAGCTTACAAATCAACTATCCGTGGCAGCAGCTTAAACGCGGGCAGGGGTTCTTTGTTCCCTGCTTAGATACGCAAGCCGTCAAAACTGACGGCTTGCAACACGCGCTTCGCTACCGGCTGTTTGATGCGCGTGCTAGGGAGGGGGTCAAAAACGGCCTTATTGGGGTCTGGTTCTTTCGGTTAGACTGACAAACCGTTTAGCAATTTCATACTGCTGCGCGTCAATCTTGTCCAGCAGTGCGTCTTTTTGTTCGGTGGTCAGCTTCGGTGTCTCAAGCACCACACGCCGGTACTTTGCCAACTCCCCTAGCTTCTGCTGTACCGCACCCGACACCGGCATTGCTGCAATTTGGTTACGGTACTGGTCCAAGAACTCCTTGGCTTCTGCTTTCTTACCCGACTCAAGCAACCGCTTGAATGTCCCGGTCGTTTGTTGAACCTCTAGCATACGCGCATACGCAGCGTCTAGCGTACCCCTTCCCTCTACCGGCTGAAATAGACCGCCGATGAGCGGTGTTTTGCTTGCCTTCAGGGTCGGCTCGGCTACATCTTTGCCGAGTTCGGTGTTCAGTATAGGGTTGGCTAATGAAATCAGCGCGATGCCCAACCCGCCTGTGTGTCCGCGAATCAGGTGGTCAAGTTTGATCGGAGTAAGTCCTGCGTCCCCTGTCAAGCTACCAATCAGCTTCGAGAGTTCTGTCGTGCTGGCGCGATACCGCTCGGTAGGCAGTAGGGTGTTCTGCTCACGCATCGATTCAATGTCACCACCAAAGAACGATTTGCCTAGTATGACCTCGGTAGCTGGCTTGATTGCCGCCGGTAGCGCAAACGGGTTCGACAACCCGACCAGCTTGATCATACCCTTGGTGATGTCAGCGTTGCGCTCATCCTTTGCAGCCAAGTTATATAGCGCTTCTGGGAGTGCTTTGAACGCATAACCAAACTCAAATGGGATTGGTATCTTCAGCGGCTCGTCTGCAAACGGGGTGTACACAAACCAGTTACCCAATCGCTCTTCGGGTTTAGCGCGTTTATATGCTTCGTCCTCCTCCATCGCCATCGCGTAGGCCAACGTCGCCATCGCCATGAGCGTGCCGCGCATCAGCATTTTCTTCTTGATCTCAAGCTGCTTTTGGTGCGGCATACCGCCGTACTTGCCGGTAAACGCCCGATACAGAACATCCAAACCTTGAATCTGAGCGTTGAAGAACGGGATCAAAGTAGACATCATCTGCATGCTAGGCGATAACCCACGCCGCCCAAAGTTCATCGACTCCAGTGTGCGCAGATACGCCTGCATGTCCGACATGCCTTTGTCGATAGAGTCTTTGTAAATCACTGCCCGCGTTGCCGCATCGCCCTGCATCGCAAAGGCATCGGCCTTCGCCATCAACTTAGTCCAGCCCGATTTACCTGCGCTAATATCCCGCAGCGCCTTCTCCATGTCCTTTTCGTCACCGGTCAAGACGTTACTGCTGATCGCGCCTGCGGCCATCAGCTTGCGTTCCTCTTCGCTGCGACCCGCCACCATCTTGGAGAGTTCTTTCATCGAGTTCAGCACAGGAATGCCATCCACACCCGTGGTCATGTAGGCAGTCAGCGGGTCACGTACGGCTTGGCGAAGCGCGTAGGCTGGGTTACGTGTAACAAATGTGCGCAACCAATCAGCAGGCAAACCCATGAAGCGCACTGCTGCGGGAATGGTGGTCTTGATACCTTCCATGCCCTTGACAATCAACTCAGCCGGAATGCCGTATTCGTCCGTATCGATGGTAGCAAAGTAGTCTTTACCGCTAACTTTGAAACGCACGGTGTCTGGGCTGCTTGGACCACTACCTTCGCCCAACTTACTGGCGATGCCCATACGCTTTAACAGGAACGACGTATCTTTAACGGACTGGTTACGCAAGCCCATGTTAGCTAAGATAAACGTGTTCTGTACCGCGCTAGTAAAGATTGGCATGATCTGCGCGTTGTCGCCCACCAGCGAATGCAACTCTGGCTGGTCCTTGATGCTGGCAATACGCACAGGGGTTTCTTTATCCACCAACAACTGCAACTCGCCGCCCTTGACGCGGTAGTAAGGCACGTAGTCAATTGCCTTCAACTCAGCAGCCTTCTCGCGGGTCATGTAGCCGGTCTGTACGAGGAAGTCCAACAATCCTGCGTTGTATTCCTTGTATATCTTGGCGGCTTCTTCAAACGCAGCTTTGCCTTTCGGGTTGGCGTTAAGTGCAGCAACCACCTCGTTGTACTCACGCTCGGCAAGAGCCGGGTCGCTAATATTTAGTTTGTTCCAACCTACCTGCTTGGCACGCTTACCTGCCATGTATGCGGTAAACATTGCTTCTAACTGCGTGCCATTACCCATACCCGACTTCTCAAGCGCATCTGCCATTTGCACCAAGTTAGCGCCGGGTTTGCTCTCGTAGGTAAATTCTTTGCCGCGCTTGGTGTCTTGCCCAACCAGCTTAACAGGGCCATTGGTTAGGAACTGTGTGGCAAACTGTGTGCGTTGCTGACCGAAGCGTAAGAAGTATTCTGCTTGCTCTGCCTCAAGGTCTTTTACAACTGCGCTATCCACACCTTTTCTTAGCGCGTCCGACAACGCTGCGTACTGGTCAACAAACTGAACGCGACCAGCCAAACCCAACGCATTGGCACGGAAGCTATCAACCGCACCTTTTTCTTTCGCAACAAACGAAGACGCAAACTGCGTGGGCTGCATCTGGGAATTAAACCCAAACACGCCTTTGGCTTTTTCAACCACACCAATGCCTTCCAACGGCTTCGCCCGTTGTTGCTCAACTGCCTGCTGCCCAAAACTAGTTGGCAGCATCAACGCTTCCACAGCGGCCACCGACGCATCCAGCATGTTCTCGACGTTTTTCACACCAATCATGCGTAGGATAATGCTAACGAACCCACGGAATGCATCTGATACACGCCACTTCTTCTGGCGCAACTGCTTCTGCAAGTTTTCGTTGGACAGCACTTCGGCAGCAAACTCCGATACGCTGCTCTTAGCGTTCTTACTGGTAATCGCAGGGTCGTTCTTTGCCGCGTTGTACAACGCTACTAGCTCACGATACGCCGCTTGCTCTTGTTTACCTAGCTGCGTGATGTCTTCTTCGGCTATCTGGATCGTGCGTTCGACCGCTGAGTGCGTGCCTTCATGCAACAACACCTCTTGCGTCAAGCCGTACTTACGACTAATTTCAACCTTACGTGCGGTCGCAAGCCCCATCACTTCTTGGCCGTCCGACGTAAACAACTGGTCGCGTATAACAACGTCTGTTTTGTCCGCGTAAACCTCAAGTGCAAGCGCTACTGCGCGGTTTAGCGGCTGGTTGGTATCGTCTTCAGAAATATTTCTGTACGCATCGCGCAGCTTGTTATCTTCCAACAGCTTGACTTGATCTTTCGTCAGGTCTTTGCTTTCGGTCTCCACACCCGGAAGCATCTTGCCAGTTTCTTTAAGCCGTTTAGTAGCCGCAGCTTGGAATGCCGACAGCATGGCGCTGGCTGACTTAGGTTCTGCTTTTGGTTTAAATGGCACTTCAGGCTTCTCGCCTGCTTGCGATGGCAGGAGTCCCGGTTCTTGCTTTTCCTGAATGGTGCGTGTACGCGCCCGACTCTCTTCCGAAGCCGTTTGCATCCGGCTCAGTTTAGGTATCTTGCGGGTCGCTTGCGTGGTGCGTTTGGTTTCTATTTCTTGTTCACCCGCAGCAACTGCCTCTTTGTATTCCTTCGTCGCCTTCAGCTTACGGCTGCGATACTCTGGGCTGGCTTTGCCAAGCTCTTCAGCTTTAGCGTCCATTGCCTTGGTCGCGGCTTTCTCAAAGTTCTTCCACGCGTCTAGCTTCTGCTTGGCACCTTTGGTGTACTCGTTGACGCGGTTTTTATAGTCTTCAGACGTTTCACCAACACGCGCTTTTAATTTAGCCAGTTCAGCTTTAGCGTCGGCTTCGTACTTCTCGTACGCTGCTTTACGCTTGGCAATCTCTTTTTCTTTAGGTGCGGCAAACTTTTTGTACTCGTCCGTCTCGCGGCCAATCTCCATAGCAACGCGCTTGGGGCTGGCAGTAATACCTTTACCTTCAATGATCTTCTTGTACCGCTTGTATTGCGGCGACATCTTGACTGACAGATTCTTCTCAACAAACTCCCGTACCTGCGGGCTTTCTGGCCCATAGTTTTCTACACGCTCTTCAAACTCTTTCAGTAAATCCTTGCGGGTTTTCTCAGCGTCTGCCGCCAACATCTTCTCGGCGCTACCGACAGGCGCAACTTCTTTGACCGTAAACATGCTGCGATACAGCGCAAAGATTTCGTCTCGCGCCGGTACCATGACGTTCTCAATCAGGTGGTTGTACTCTTTGACCTTGGCGTTGCGGCTCTTGCTGGCACCCTGCCGTGTGGTGGGTGGTAGGTCTTTGTTCTTGAGTGTCTCCGTCAGCCCTGCAATCTCGCGGCCTAGCTTTTCTACTTTGTCTTTGACCGACATTTTTGCCCGACCTACAGGCTTATCAACCATGTCCATCAGGTAGCTGATGCGGTCCGCAATCCGCTGATACTCTTCTTCAGTTACTGTGCGTTCCGAAATCCGCCCCGGCAAACCCAGACGCTGGCCCAAGGTCTGAACCAGCTTATCTTTCTCGGACATACCGCGCTGCGCACGCTCACCGGCTTTTTTCTCTGCACGTTCCCGCGTCGCGTCCGGTATTACTTTGCCTTCTTTCTTTAGCTGATTGATGATCGCCATGATTGCTTTGGGATCATTGTTCAGCGTAGCGGTGCGAAGCTGATTAGCGTAGTCAAAAATATCAACCGGCTGTTTTGTCTGTTCAACAGGCGCAGCACTTAGCGCGTCGATCTCACCGTATATTTTGTTTAGCTGGGTGCTCTTGTCGTAGTAGTCTTTTAAAAACTTTCTGTTGACGTTACGCGGAGCCATGCGCTCAAGCTCACGCTCAAGTTCAATAATCTGACGACGCACACTGCCCTTGGCAGATTCCATGTTGTCGTAGTACCCCGGCTGCGCCGATGCATCAGACAACTTACCTTCTTGCTCTTGCAAGTCTCGGTACTTCTGCCGCGCTTCGTTTAACCGATCCAAGACACTTTGACGTTCTATGTCAGTGGCGCGTTTTGGCCCGCCAATCTCTACGTTTTCTGAACTAACACGCGGACTCATTGCCACAATTTGCTTGAGCAAATCATCGGCTTCCGCTTGCTTCTGGGCAATCTGGTTTTCGGTGTCTTTTGACAAGGCCGTAGTCTGCACCGGCCCTTGCGTCATTTTTTCAATGTCTGCCGCAGTAAACTCTTCGCCTTTTTCTGTCTTGAACTTCAGGACTTCCTCAGCTTTGGGCTGCTGCTCTTCAGTATCGAACAGTGGTATCTGTTCGTCTTTAGGTGTTTCTTTTACACGCAACACACCCCGCTTGCGCTGGAATTCTTCTTCGGCTGCGCCGCGCTCGGCCTGCAACTTGGCAAGGCGCTTCTCAGCTTTATCGACAGCGTCGTAGTCGCGCACATCAGCGCGGCTCATCTCGGTGATGGTGTTTTGTTCTTTGGCAATCTTGCTGTCCAGCGTCTTTAGCTGCTTGTTGTATGCAGCCTCGGCTTCTTCAGCCGACTCCAGCACACCACCTGCTTCCGTAATCTGAGTAGCCAGCGCATTCATCGCGGCTTCGTTGTCCCGGTACTCCTGCATGAGAGTCCGCGCCGTCTCGTTGTCGCCTTCCTGACGGGCTTTATAAATCTGATCTGCCAACGGGTCCAACGACGATTTCAGCGTGTCGTGGCTCTCCATCATTTTGAAGATGTCTACTTTTTCAGGCGCTGCGGGAGGTGTAGGTGTTGCGGGAATTGGGGTAATGTCACTAAAACGACGTTCAGCCGCAGGCGCACCGGATATTGGCGTAATGTCCCTAAAGCGCCGCTCTTCAATAGGTATTTCTTCTGCGGCAGGTGCAGCTTGTGTTATGGGTGCTTCTATTGGGGTTGTTGTAGCTGCTGTTGGGGCTGCTTGTTGTGCTGCCAGCTCGGCTTGCGCTGCACCTTTTTCAGAGAAACGGCCCGCAGCACCCAACGGACCCAACAAGCTGACACGATATGCCGTGTCACCATACTCAGCGTACGCATCAGGGGAAGCTAAAGGCAGACCGGCCTGTGCGCGTTCCAGCATTTGCTGAAGTATTTCGGTCGGGACTTCAACCGCGACACCGGTTGCTGTGCCTTTAGTTAGTGTGGCCAGTAGTCTTTCGTTAGCTAACTTCTCAGCCTGCGCCGCTGTGCGCCCCGAAAATGCCTTTAGCGGAATTTTTGTAATCTGGCTAACTGCCGTTTTACCAAGCGGGATCAAGGTAGCCGCGACATCCAGCGCGGCGCTGGGGACTGCCGTGGTAGCCAATTCGCCTCGGTCAATACTGACCTGTTCTCCTCGTTTAGCCTGCTCCTGTGCCCGACGTTCTGCTTGAGAGCCGGAAGCCATTAAGAACGATGGAATTGTTGCGCCAAGCAAACCACCGCCAATAGTCCCTGCGGGGCCGAGGGGCGCACCCGCCATAGCGCCAACTCTGGCGCTGCCCAATGTCGCAGCAATCTGGGGGGCTTGTTCTGCCAGTGCTAACGGAATCTGGCGTCCGACTTCTTTACCTGCCGCAAGCAGACCTTTTTCTTCGTAAACCTTCTTCAGCCGCTCCAGACCGATTTCATCTTCGTACCTGCGACCAATGTCTTCCTGCCGCGCCAAGCCTGCTCTGGCAGCTTCCGCAGCTTCTTCTGGCGACCCTGTATACACACCTGCCCCAGTACGGCCCGAAGAAAGCTGTGACTCCAGCCCTCGTTGAAACGCTCCGCTGATACCGCGTTTGCGGGGTTGGGCTTCTTCCATCAACCGTCTAATCTCTTCCGCAAGAATTTGAGCAGAAGCGGTATCACCCGCACGATCTGCGGCGATCATCGCCTGTTCAATTTGCTGGATTGTCGGCATTTTTATTTAGCGTTGTGGAAAGTACTTATTAAAGATCGACTGTCCTTGAGCAGTAAGACCGCCTGACGGCTCCATCAAGCCCTGATCAAAAAGTTGGGCAAACGGGTTACGCAGTCTTGCGGCTTCTAATGTTGTTTCTCCACGCGAAGCGTACTTGGCATCGTAGAGTCGCCGTACAGCTTCTTCGTAGCGGATGCCGGGGTTGTCTTTCATGATCTGCACAATCTGGCGCTCTTCCGCTTCTGGCCGTCCGTACGTCTCGGTCAGTTTGTTATAGTACCCCTTCATCACGTCTTTATAATCTTTTTCTTGTTGACGCAGTTCGCGTTCACGACGCGCTCCCAGCGTGGCAATACCTGAACGCCCCACGTTAGAGAACAACTGCGATATATCGCCGCCGGGTTGACCGCCGGGGGCCATCAGCATGTTCAAGCCCATCGTCAGAATGTCTTCGTTGGTGAAGCCTTCGGATTTTGGTGCAATCTGTTTTGCAACGTCTTTAGCTGCCTCCAGCTTATCAGGTGTGATTTCAGCCTCGGGTTTCGGTGGCTCGTTCGAGTACATGTTTTCCGATATGTTCGGGTACTCTACTTCGGGCACAGCCGGAACTGCCGCTGGCGCTCTAACACCGGCTTCTGACCCGATCACGCCGGGAGCAAAAATGTTACTACGCGCTTCTGCTTGCCTACGCGCTCCTGCAATTGTGGCGTCGCCTCTGTCCAGCGCCTTTTCTCTTTCCGCAATTACCGCAGCTTCTTCGGCTTTGCGTGCGGCTTTTGCTGCGTCTTCTTTTGCCCGCATTACGTCTTTTGCTTGTTCCGCACGTTTGCGTCTTAAGAGTGCTTCTACTCCAAGATTTTGCGCAGCAGGGTCGGGCGTAAACCCTTCTGTTTTAGGCATGCTTGCACGTAAAGCCGCAGCTTTCTGTTTGCCGGTCATGAGCTTACCGTCCACCACAGACGTAGCTAAAAGATCAGCCTGTTCTAACGCTTTTGCAGAACGCTCTTGTGCTTCAGCAAACCGCTGCTGCAAATCCGACGCACGCCCAGCGCCTTGGGATTTTGGCCCTTCAAGTCGTGGTGCTTTAGCAGTCTCAGCCGCCTGTGCTGCTCTTGCTGCTTCGGCTTCTGCCAATTCTGCGGCAGTAATTGCTTTGCCTGCTTTGGGTCTGGCGCTTGTAGTGCCAACACCGGGGATGAACGGCGGGATTTTGAAGTCTTCAAACGCTCTGTGCATTTCAGACAGCGATTCTTTACCGTACTCCGAGCGCGGCGCAAATGTAGTTGCGCCAAAGCCTTCTTCTGCGGTTGTTGGTGTTCCGGCAAGTGTGCGGCCTGCGGCGTATATCGTGCCCGTGAGCGGAGAAATCGCGCCCGTAAGCGCAGACAGCCCTGCTTCTGGTGCACCCAACAACTCACGCCCACGCTTTGTTAGCCAAGAAGGTTCTGCTTCTCTTCGTGCTTTTTCTTCCGCACGAAGCCGCTCTGGTGTAGGTACGTCAGCAGGCAAATCCGTATAACGCGGTTCTGGTGCTGCGGCAGACGCTGCGGGTTCTTTTGGTAGGGTAGGTAATGCTGCAACACCGCGTGCAGCAGGAGCGCCCGAAGGGGGCGACACTTTAGCTTCGCCACGCGGCGGCATATCGGCTGCTGCGGCAGCAGAAATTGGAATGTAGTTGTTTAGTTTTTTGAGGTAGTTGACCGGTTCTTGTTTGTTGGTTGTGCGCACGTTCTCGTGCAATTTCTCTGGCACCAACTTACCTTTGTTTTTCTTCAGGTGGTCGTTCAGCACGCCTTCGCCTTGGTTGTACGCAATGGCGACTTTGGCAGGGTCTTTGTACTTACCGAACAAGTACTTCATCAACGCCATCGACGTGTCCATATTTTTGTACGGATCGGCACGGTCTTTAGGACTAAGACCAAACGCTTTGGCAGTACCTTTAGTAAGCTGCCCGATACCTACAGGGCCTGTCTTGGACTTAGCGTGTGGTACGTAACCTGACTCGATTTGGAAAACGGCGTCCACAAACTTCGGATCAAGACCAAACTCGCGTGCCTTGCGCATCGCGTACGCACGATATTCGTCAGTGTTTACTTTGGATTTAGGTTTACCGCCTTCAGCGTAGCCTGCGATCCCACCATCCGCCATGCCCTCAATGTTCTGTGCAGGCAGCACACCAATGCCTTGATCTTCCGGCAACTGCATCGCTGCGACATCTCGATCCGCTATGGTAGGTTGAGTGGCTTCTTGCATAGCCTGCTGACCTGCGACACCTTGGCGCGTCTGTTGACGACGTTTGGCTTCTGCTGCGGCCATCGGCAGAATGTATGGGTCGTCCTTGTGCATGCGGGCATACTGTGCCAACTGCTTATCCGACATCATGGACAGCCGAGAAGTTATCTGCTGAACATTAAACATAATCAACCTCTCTCGATGTCATACACCAGCAACTCTGCCAACCCTGCTGGTACGTTTTTTATATCGTCCGTACTGCCGCCTTCAGCACCTCTGGGAATTAGCGGGTTCTGTCCACCAAACAGACCGTATGCGGTCAAGCCCAGACCGCCAATCTGCGAAAGTGCCGACGGCGGTGCCTGATACATCGTCTGCGATTGTTGCGACAGCGGTAGGCCGCGCAGCATATCGTTCATAAACGCCAACTGCTGATACGGATACTGACGCTGATTCTGGAAGTCTTGGTACTGTTGTGACAGACGTTGCTGCTCCAAGGCTTGCTGTTGAGCGCCTGCCGACAACTGCCCTTGCAAAATGTCTTTCTGCTGACCGAACTGTGACTGGCCCAACTGCCCCAGCGTGCTGGCAGCTTGAAGGCCGGTTGCGGCTCCGCGAAGGCCAAGGTCTGCGCCAAACTGCTGCGCCTGACGCGCTTGCTCAAAGGCGGTTTGCAGCCCCCTGCCGTAGATGTCTGCCTGCTGCTGCCCCAAATTACGCAGCCGCTCCGCTTCAATCAAACCCGATCTCGAACCACCAAATGCGCCGCGCTGTACCGCTTGCGCTTGGTTCATTTGCCCTTCTATAGCCGAACGGCGTGCGGCTTCACGTAGTTGCGGAGCAAGAGCTAAATCTGTAAACGGCGACATGTACGCGCCCATCGCGTAAGGATCTGTCGCTTGTTGTGCGTACTGCTGACCTGCACCAAGACCTTGCAACCCTGCAATACCGCTCATCTGCGTAGCGGTCCCCAACTGCTGCGCGGGGCGCATGTTGGCTACACCTTGGAAAGCCTGCTGTTGCATTGGCGTAAAACCAGCAATACGTTCCCCCTTATACGCCTGATAGGGGGTCCCAGAAAGCGCTTCGGTTTTACCCAGCATGCGTTCGACGTACGGCCTAGCGTACGCCGGTACTTCCGTAGTGCTAGTAGTCTGTTGTGTTGGTTGCGCAGGTTCGTCGCCGCCCATGCTGAACGTGTACCAGCGGGGAGAGAAAAAGAATTTTAGGACTTCAAGCATTTATATGCTCCTTGCGGTAATCGTCAAACCGCTCAATAACCAGCGCTTTCCATACGTCCGGTAAATACTCAGCGGCTTTTTCTGGACCTACACAAACATGCACGGCATACGCAATAATTTGTCCTGCTGCGTAGCGTAAGGTGTGCGCTATTTCGACTCCGTGCGCGTCTTTAGTTCTTTCGTAGTGGTTTGCCGTTTGGTACGCAGATACCACCGTTATCCACATAGGCATCACATCGCGCTGAATTAGCTGATAAAACGGATTCATTGGCAAATAAACAAGGCAAATCATGAACGCGTTGTTTATCTTTGCTTCCGTTACGTCCTTGTCTTTATCAACTAAATCATCCCATGTATGCGCCAAGTCAATCAGCATGTCAAACAAATTTATGGCGTCTTGATTGCCACCAAACCAATCAGGGTTTGCTTGCGTTTTCATGCCGGTAACAGTTTATCTGTCTTACTATCAACAGCTACCTTCTTTTTGCCCATGCTTTTTCTTCGCGCATTTTGCACGCGATCCATCATGGCGTAGAGCTTACGTGCCCCGGCTTCGGTGCTGCCGTTGCCAAGTTCTGAAACAATCCGGGCGGGGATCACAAACTCACCATCAGCAAGACGAGCAGGCTGACGCTTGCCAATGACAGCAGGGATAGAATCACTAACTCCATCGCCGGGCCCCCTCAATAAACGTCCACCATCAGAATAGCCACCAAGATCAGAAATACCACCGCCCGCAGCATAGCCACCTATCTGTCCAAGGCTTTGATTCATCATGCCGTAGAACGCATTTAAGCCAAGCTGATCTTCCGGCGTTTGATACTCAGGGATTGATGGGGGTGTGTATGCAGGTTGCGCTGGCATTGCTGGCGCTGCCATTGGTTGTGCTACGCCGCCAGATACAGTTCCGTTTGCTGGCGCAGCTTGTAGCGTGTTTACGCCTTGGGCTATTGCACGGCTAATTAGGTTAAATGGGCCAGATTTTGTGGCCGGTGTCGGCGCGGCGAGTTGCGTAAACTGCATGGTGTCCGGGTTGTACGAATACGCGTATCCACTTGGATCTGCTTGCGGTAACAGCTTGCCAAACAATCTAAACGCCCCAGCCCCCGCTTGTGGTGCAGGCGTAATACCCCCATCAGCAAACTTCGGCTCGCCACTATACGTACCAACAGCAGATTCACCACTTGGTGAAATGACGTTCACTGCTTCAGGGCGCTGCATGCTAGGGTTGCTGTACAGCGGGGTGTTTAGCTGTGCTTGCGGGTACTTTGTGTTACCGCCCACAGCATTCAACGCAGACATTGTTTCTATGGGACCGCCTACGGCAAGCGCTACTAATCCGCCGTCCGCAGCTTTTGGATACTCGGGTCCCGGCGCAAGATATGGCTTTTGTGCTGTGTAACCGTCGGTAAAAAAGAGCTGTTCAGCACTGGTTCCCGGTGTGGCCGAGTACATCGGTGCGCCGATGTTATAGGCTTGGGGGTTTTGTGTTCTTTCGTACGTGTAGGGGCGAATCAAAGCGGTAGATTTCTGCGGCGTGATGCCCTTTTGCCCCATTGCACCGGCAACGGCTGTCCCCAGTGCGGGCAGTGTGCCCGTAGGAAGTGCGTTGTACAGGTTGGTAAAGCCGCCGGTTTGCCCTAACGTCTTTGCGCCTGCGGCTAGTTTGTCAAACGCCCCCGGCACGGCTGCGGTATTAGCGGCGGTTGCTTGGGAAGCCAGCGTTGTTCCACCAGAAGTTGCGTTAGCCCAGATTGGAGCGCCGCCTGCACCGCCAGTAGTTTTTGCCACCTCTACCGCACTGGTGCCCGCCGCCTTTGCCGCCCCTGCCGCGCCCACATTCGCCAAGCCAGCACCCAACCCCGCGCCGCCATACGCGCCGAGACCGGCCATAAGTCCTTTGCCCAGATTGCCCGTAGCCAAGGCGGTGCCGCCACCCACAATACCCGCCGCCATTAACGGCCCCACACCGGGGATCATGGACAGACCAAAACCCGCAATAGTAGGCAGTAGCCTTTTTAGAAAGTTAGCTTCCGGCAAACCTGTTTCTGGGTTGATGGTGAGAGAGCCGCCATGCGCCATTGCAAGGGCTTGCAGACCACCGACTTCTTGTGGGGTCATGTGGACAAGAACGTCGTCGCCTTGTCTGCCTTTGGACTGGAGATGGTTTGCTAATTGGTGGAGGCTCATCGCTACCTCATCCGTGAAAATTTGTCAAAGTTTAACACTTCATACCGGCAGATCATAGGCGCAAGACCGTCCTGCCCTATACTTTTATCTTGATAACGTTGCCCGCCGAAGTGTCCCTGTACAGATCACCTACCCGCAAGTTGGCTAGATCGGCTTGAGTCGGCAGGCTGACTACACGAGCCCCTGTAGCTCTGTCAACAGTACTAAAATTCATTGCCGAAATGATATCGGTAGCGTTCAAAAACTGAGTGGACGCTGCACTCGGCCCGGCATTATCTAGTTGCTGGAAGTACTGCCGCAGGATGTTGTTCAAGGTGTCCATGTACTGCCGGTCGTACTGCACCGGGGCATAGGGTAAGAGGGGTGCTCTAGTTGTACCAGTAGACATAATCACCTCCTACCATCTTGACGAACATCGATTCTGGGGGTGCCCAACTGCCACTGCGTACCCCGCGTGTTGGACTCTACCCTGAACGCCATCTGCCGCCCACGAATCCGTGTGTACACAATCTCAGTAAACTCTTGCACGTTGTACGTCGTTGTCGTTCTGTAAGTCTGTGCTGCCGCTGATTGCACCGTCGGGTTATTGGAAGCACTGTAAGCAGAGCCGGGGTTCTGGCGTGGGCGTACCGTAAAATTAACTTCTGGGTTTACAGTCGTAGTACCAGAAGTGTTAGACCCGTTGAACGTAATGTCGGGAATCATCCGCCAGACAAACCCGTAGTTGTGCCCGTCGCCAATATCAAAGTCAGATGACTGGATGTAAGTATTAATTGCACTCGGGGGGTTAGTCGAGCCATCATCTACCGCAGACTCGTGGTAGACCAAGAGATTGTTGTTACCTGTCGTGGCAACTGGGAACTGACGAAGTGGCGAATCAAGCCATGCAGTTCTATCCATCGTGCCGTAGTACCACACACGATCCAGATAGTTGAAGATTACGTAACGGTCAATAATAGTTGAATTCTTGGAGCAGTAGAACCACCACACCTCAGAGTAGCCCTCATTGGTACCCGCATAGACTTGCGCAAACTGATCACGATTAATGTCATCGTAGATATACGTCCGCACTGAGCATGGCAGCGTCTCTACCCGACCAGAATACACATAGAACTTATCGACTCCCATCCAGTAAACAACACCGGACGCCGTTGCCATAGCGTTAGGCGAAGCAATTGATATGTTGTCCGCTAGAAGCGTAAAGCCCCATACAAACGGAGGCCCCAGATATTGCATGGCGTAGATAGCGGCATCCGTCCAGACGTTAATTTCTTGACGGGTTTGCAAGGCAGCGACAATCTCTGACCCGTGAGAGAGCCTGTAATCCCCGGCTTGGTTAGTAGTTTGTGGTTCCCACTGGGTGTAGCTTTCTTGATCAGACCAACGAATCAACATCGGATCAAGTGTTGTAGGCCCATAAGTCCCACTCGGGTCATTACAACCAAAGCAAATAACGATTCGTGAAGAATCCGACACCATAATCTCGTTTATAAGCGATGGTGTGTATGTACCAGATACGACAGAGCCACGAGTACCATACGCAGGAGTTGCACCTGACCCCGGTTGCCATAGGTATAGAGCACCGCCGCGTGGGTTAAATAATAGGTCTTCACCAAAGTTTGACTGGCTCCATAGACGAAGCTGTAAACCAAAACCCGTTGTCGTTGCCGAACCCCATGTGCCACGCGACCAAGGCCCCGCACCCCAACCAGTACCGATTGTGAACGCTGGAAACCCTGTATTTATCTGATAAGCAGCATCAGTCGCACCGCCGCCATCACCTGAATCTGATGCGTTAGACTCAACAGTGAGGTACAACGACTGAAGCCCAATACCTTGGCTGGTTAGTGTAATGGGTGTGCCACCGCTTGTTGCTGCTAACTGACACGTCGTACCCGCCGCGTTGACTATGTAATATGCCGTAGCGTAGTTTAACGCCCCCGGCGCACCAGCACCGATAACCAACGTAACAGTAGCGCCGTTAGCAATGGTTACCGTCGAAGGTAAAGAAAGTGATATGGTTGAAGTAGCCGTGTTAACTGTAAAGTTATAGCCTTCAATAGGCGCACCTGCCGCTCGTGCAACGATAGTGTAAGACGTACCAGATAGTACTGTTTGAATCTGGTACTCTTGATTAAGAATAGCTGCTGTTATATTCCCGCCCAAACTAACTGCTTGGGAGAAGGTTACAAAGTCCCCTACCTGCAAACTCGATGCGCCAGCATCCGTTACTGTAATGAACGCAGAGAAAGGTGCTGATGTATCAGCGGCAAACGTAGTGTTGTTAGTAGTGTTAAGGCGAGTTGGGGTGATGTCGTAATAAGCACCGCCCGACTCTACATAGAACTTCAGGTTGGTGCCAACACCCATGAGATTGTAACTTTTGAGTGTGATCCAGTTCCACAAAGACCGGCAAATGCCAAGAAACGTGGCGTACGATTGAACCGACCAGCCACCGATCTTTTCAGGATAGCCAGAACGAAAGCGTACCTTGTCGCAATCGTACCAACCACCTTCGTTAGCAAGCGTAGTGCCTTCGCGGTTTACACCGGGGCGGAACTGTAACTTTTGTAATGGCATCTTGGCCTCTTACGTCTTCATGATGTACGCAAGTGCGTAGTACGGCGGCAAGTTTGCGTCAGTCCCAGATGAACCGGATGGGCTAATTGAGGTAGATACGGAGATACCGGTGTAAGCAATGTTAGTAGTACGAGTAGAGGGGACGCTCAAACGACTAGATTCGCCCGTACCAGAAGGCCCAACAGTACCAAGATATGTGTGCGTGTGGCCCGGGTCGCTAACAGACGAACTAGCTGAGTGAGTATGGCCTACAACGATTGCATCTTTAGAGCCGCCTGTTGCAGCCACTGCATAAGTGCTGCCAGCACCTACAATAAAACGATCTCGCAAGTCCGGTGTACCATTTGAACCATTACACAGCGCCCAACCAGCGGGGATCGATACCACCGATCCCGACCACATAATGATGCCGCCCACCGGGAAGCTGGCAGATGCTGCGCTGTCTACATACTGTTTAGTAGCTGCTTGCAAGGCAAGCGTTGGGTTAGCGTTTAGCGTGACTGTGCTACCGAATGTTGCTGCGCCAGTAAGTGTAGACGCGCCGTTGACGGTTAGTGTTGTGCCAATCTCGAAGCTATCCGAAACATAATTTAGCTGATCTACGACGTTGGTGCCATCACTGCGAACTAATGCACTCTTGCCTGCATGAACGTCCACACCCGCACCGGCAGCGGTGGTGTTGCCAAGAACCGTTGAGCAGTAGACGGACGCGGAATACGCCGTGTTGTTTTTAATGACGTATAGCTTAGTTACCGGCGGCACGAACAAGTTAAATGGTGCACTGCCTCCAGTCAGCGCTACGGCTGCACATCGCGCTTGGTCTGCCGCACCGTTTAGTGCGGTTAACGCTTGGTTTGAACTTGAGATCGTAACCGTAGCTAAACCAGAAATAGCATCTTCGATGATGGTGCCAAGGTTGCTGTTGGTCGTTGAACCCCACGTACCCGATTGCTCACCGTTGGCAATCAGTTCAATTCGTAGGTCTGGACTGTATGTACTAGGCATAGCTATTCCTTACTTTTGCCTGACGGCGTTAATTTGTTTTACCTAAACCAAGTGATGACGGAATACCTTGTACCTTCTAATACTGGACGAATGCTGTGCGGGTACAGAAAAGTTGACGGAAACAAAATAGCATCTCCAGCATTTAGCCGCGTTGTGTACGCACCGCCAAAGAAAGACCATTCGCCGCCGTCGTAGTCATCATTTAGTGCAAACGAGCAAGAGACTGTACGCGGCTGCTGTTTTATATCGTCAGTATGCTCAACATAAAACTGATTGGCTTCGTACCTCAGTAACTTATACCCCTCATCGTTTTCAATATGCACTTTTGTAAATTCTGCAAAAGCTTTCTGATATTCGACCAGCACAAAACCCGCACAAGCAAAAAGATCTTTGTCTATCTCTGCACGTGCAACAATATTTTTTTGGATAATTTCTTGTTTCGATACGCAAATTTCAGAAACATCTCTGTATGTTTTATCTACTACGGGCGTATTTCCCACGCGTGAAGCTTCCCACTCATCCGAATCTGCATACTCCTGCAAAATCTTCGCACGTAAATCCGCCGCTAAGACGTTTGGCACAGTGAGAATAAAATCCTGAAGTTGTTTCATAAAACTTATTTCACTGTCTGCCTGATGGCGTTGTATTGTTTGATGCACTGGTCGAGGGCTGCTTGGAGGCGGGCTGCGTCGGCACTGTACCCTGCAAGAAATTCTCCATCTCCTTTTGCCAATTCCGCACCGGAGGCTCCAGCGCAAGATCGGGCGGTACCGGACATGGAACCAT